CATCATTGAAAGTTCATAAAAATGAAACCCTTTATAACTCTCATCAAATCGATGAATTATTTTATTACAATCGACAGCAAAAAACAAACCATCGGCTACAACCACAGATTGCACACCATTAATTTCATTACTATATTTACTTACCCATTCACTTAAGCCGTTCGTGTGTTCAACAATTCCAAGCATTTTTGACCTATCATGCCACCACATACCGTTATCATGAACGTAAGTCGAACCAGCCACAGCTATAATAGAATAATTAGAATTATTGAATTTACTCAATAATATTTTTCCCCAATTTTTTGTTTTGATTGTGATATCTGGATGACAGAAAACCATAATTACATTATCCTTATGATGTTCAATAATTGCTTTATTATAAAGTTCGGTAAGAGAATATTGATTATAGTTAGTATAACAAATGACATCATGTTTAACACCAATCGTATTATGAATGTGATTAATAAATTCATTATTTTTTTCGTCACCTAAATGTGAGGAAAATATGACAACTATTTTATTTTTTAACTGCTTCATAATATTTTTCATACTCTCAATTCTTTCGGCTCCACACCAATTTCAAATAATCTTTTAAATAATTCCTTTCCGGCAGTATTACTTACTTCAACTGCTTTATCATAAGACACACCACTTGTTACCAAACTATCAGTTAATGACATTGAAGAAGCTGTTGGCATATCAACCAACCTCAACACTTCTTTTCCTGATGTTCTTTTTGAAGCCGGAACACCATTTCTTTCTGCCCAGCTTTTTAATTCACTTGGTGTCATTCCAGAATGGTCTAAACAACTACTCCTATTATAATCCATAGTGCCTTTAACCCCAACCTCTCTAATATTCTTTCCGTTAATTCGTTTTGATTCTTCTTTCTGGTGAGCAACATCGAGATGTTTTCCGATTTCAACACTCGCTTGTTTAAAAACTATATGGTCTTCAACACCTTTTCTTAAACTTGGTAATACATCACTGGTCACCCAATCTGCAAACTTCTGTGCTTCCGGTTTATTTGAACGCAAAATCAGCTTATATAATCCTGATTCAGAAATGAAAGTAACTGAAGGCGAGTATTTTGCAGAGGTGTGTAAGTAGTCCTTACGGAGCTTATCAAAGAATTTAGGATTATTTATTTTCTTAAAAACTAGTTTTTCATTAGATTTTAAGTTAGCATCTTTGATTGCTTGTCGAATATTGGAGTGTCCAAGTAATTCTTGAATCTCTGTCCCTAAAAACCAGATTTTATTCTCGTCTTTAAAACTCCTAATTGTCGTTAGATTTCCAAACACATTATGTTGGAATTGCTGTACAATTTCATCAAATCTCATTTCAGTTATGTTTTTTACAGTTTTATGCAACTGTAAACATAATGATTAAAAATCGAAAAATCAAGGGTTTTAATTTTTAAATTGCTTCAGTGCAGCCTCATAATCGGTTCTGGCTTTCATTAAAGGGAATGGTATCCGAATTAAAGCACCATCTGGGATATCGAACTCATTTAAATAAATCCGATTCCCATATAAAATCAGGAAGTCATAGAATGGATTACTATAATATTTCTGTGATAGTTTATCCAATCTACTATAATTAATATTCCAATACTCATACTTATCACTTGCATTAATTGGTAATGTAATAAATGGCATCTGATCAATTGTGCCATTAGTATTTCTTAGAATCTCATATCTATCATAGTCTTTATGTGGCATTATTCAGTTCCCTCCCTTACTTTATATTCCTCAGTCAACTTATAAGCATCCAACATCGCACCTTGTTTTTTTCCAATTTCACCACTATTACCATCAACACCATGCATATACTGGTCTTGTTTATTTGCTACTGCCGATGGTTTGGCATATAAACCAGTATTTTTAAATGTTGAATTAGCATAATAATTAAATGATGTTGCATTCTGAAGTGCATCGATTGGTCCTTTAAGACTTTGACCACCGATTACTTTCATTTGTAATGTGACATCAGCTATCATTGGCTGCATACCTAAACCTTCAGGGTTCATGTCCCAAGTTGTGTTAGCATAATCAATTGTAACACTTTCAATAATAACCTTTGTATAAAAGAAATCACCAACCCTTAAAACACATATTGGTTGTTTTCCAAATACCGAGTTTTTTGCTCTTAATTTACCTTGTTCATCCTTAACATCATAACGTATTGCTGCACCCTGTCTTGTACACTGCTGTAAGAACGTCAATCTTTTATGAAAATCTTCGGGTGTTTGTGAATGAAAAACCGGATAATATTCATATTTACTACTAGCTTCAAAACCAGTTAAAATAGATTTGGTTCTCTCACTAAATATATTTTCTTTAAGCTGAGTCTTTCTTCGATTAAGTTGTAATGTTTTATTTTGAATTTCTTGTTGAATCTTAATATTATTATCAATTTCTTTCTGATTGAGTTGTTGTACTTTATTCTCAATTGGTGTGGTATTCCTTTTAATATTAATATATGCTGCTCTCTCTTCCTTAACAAGTCTATCATGCATATGTTCTGTTGTTGCGCCTGAAGCACTACCACCAAGACTACCCGAACTAGCGGTTGCAGTAAATTTAAAATCATTAACATCAATATCAGGAAACATTAATTGTAATCTACTACGAATTAACAGATATGCTGCTTGAGTTCTTCTATCCCCAAGTGCCTCATTATATGCTTTCTCACCTTCAGTATTATATAATTTACTTGTTCTTCCATCTAGTTCAATATTATAATATTTTATATTTTCGACATTACGAAAAACTTCCAATAAATTTTGATTTAAAAGACATGGAATATATTGACCTATTTCACCAATTGCACTATATTGTGAGGGAGTTCCATCACTTAAAGTGTACCCCGTAGTATTTTTAGTAAGTCCAGTAATAAAATATATTTTTTCATTTATACCCCAACCATTTCCATCTTGTGCTGACTCTAAACCTTCAATAATTTCCCAATGATTGGGATTATTATACATTGTATCTATAATAGTATCGATTTCATTAATATTTGGTTTATCATTCTGAAAATATATTTCTACTTGGTCAACCTTAATCGATGCAGGTTCAGCTTGTTCAACAAGACCCTCGTTACTAATAATCTGCTCTTCCAAATTAGCAATATCTTTTTCAAGTTGTTCAACAGTATATTCTTCAGGTATTGGATTACCTCCAAAAGCAAAGAAATCAGCAATTGCCTTATTTTTATCTTTACCAAGTAGATTATCGTTTTTTAATTGTTCTGGATAATCAACCAACAATGTAAAAGTAAGAATAGCAGTTCTTTCTGAATTCATATAATTATACATTGGTTCATTCCTACCAACCATAACAGTTGATTCATACTTAGCACTTGCTACTTCGTTAATCTCCATATTATATGGTGGAAACCACATCAAGCGACCAGCAAATGGTCCTACTTCCGATATTGGAATTGGTGTAGCATCTTCATCATCAATAACTCCATATCCTTCTTCTTCTCTTTTAATCGTACCAATTGCAAGATTCTCAAGACTAAACATAAGATTCTTATTATTTATCTTACCATCTTTCATTGTTGGGTGGATTCTTGGTAAGACATTTTTATTGATAACTGAATAATCACTACCATTATATACTGTATTTCCTTTAAACCTAATAGATTTGGCGAAACCAGTTGTTCCATCTAAATTAGTTTCATCTGAACCATAGGGGTCGAGAATTGTATGTTGCCTAATACCGGATTTACCAGCATTTCCACTATCACTAGCATATTTACTGGTTTCAGCATCAGGTGCTGTCCATAATGGTGAGCCTTGAAATCCGACTATTGACTTATTATTATGAAATGCTTTTTTTGTGATGTCAACAAACTGACCCTCAGTTGCATTTAATAGATTCTTAGTATATTCAAGTAAACCTTCTTTAATTTTAAAATCAGTTGGGTCTTTTCTACTGGCTTCATCACCTGAAATATCATCTTCATATCCACGAAATTGTCCAATATTCTCCGAAGACTGTGGAATTAAACCATCCCTACCCCAAATTAGTTTGTCTGTAACACCGTCTTTAGAAATATTGGATTCGGTATCAACAAAATCAGTTAAGGTTTTAATTCTAGTAATCTTTACATCACCAAAATTTTCATCAATATAATCTTGAGTTGGTGCATACTCTTGAACTTCAGTATTAGCACTGAAACTTGTAACTTGTGCCTGATTAGCCGCTTCGATTGCAGCATTATTAATTCCATATTTCCAATATGGGTTATAAAGATACTGATTAAACGTAAAAAAATCTCTAGTAGCAACTGATAAATTTCTAGGATAATCGACTTTAACCCCAACTTCAGCAGCATAATCAGTAAATGTTTTAGCATAAGCACTATTTCCAACATAATTAACTGGTTTATAAATGTTCATATTAATAGCATCATAGAACCTAGTCAACTGTGCTTTACCAGTGTTTCGGATATAATCAATATTGGTTGGGTTCTTATCAAACGGATTGGCATCACCAAATACATCATAGGTATCAACTCCTAAAACATTACTTGCTACACTTCCAACTTTATCTAAGAAAGTTTTATCTTCTTTATTCTTTACACTAATGGTATTGTCTTGATTAAATTTAAAAACACCTTTCATATTACCCTTAAGTGCTTGAGAAACATCTATTGTTGGGAGATACTTAGTAGTAAGATTCATTGCTGAATTAAATGCAATTTGTTTACCTAACATAATCAAACCGATTTTTGCTAGAGGTGAACCATCATCTCTAAATGCATCATAAACATTTCCAGCTAAATTGGTATTAACTTGAAAACGATTGTATTGTGGGATAACACTAAGAATACTTGAAATACTATCAGAAAGATTTGCTTTCCCATTCTCCGAAAATAATTGGGTGTTTTTATATTCATTATCAAGACTATACAAACTACGTGCATATATCGCATTACGATATTCTTCAATAGGTATATTACTACCTCTATAATTAATATCTCCAGTTAATAATCTTGACATAGAAACTTTTTAAATAAATACTTGGATATTAATTTTAAATAACCTATTTTTACCTTCCCGAAAACTGTGCCATCACTCTACCCCGTTAATCATATCCTTACGGATAAAACAAATTTGGGTTATAAACTATAAATAAATTTGAAATTACCAATAAAATATTAACTTTAGATTTAAATAATGAATTTCTTCAGAAATGAATATAGCTATCCCAAAAATTCAAGTTTTTATTGGTTTCGAAGAAATCAAAAACAAATATTGTAGTTTTGTAATCGTTTCAGAGAAGCGAGTAAGATGTTTTGAACACTTGGAAAAACTTCGTCAAAGTTACAAAAAATAAATTTAAGAAACAAGTGTTTTCACTAAATTAAAGAAAAAACTTATTAAGCATGATTATTTCCACCTTTATTATTCTTCAAATCTTCAGTTGATGAGATAGCTAATTTCTGGTTAAATGTTTTTCTCATAAACTTCTGACCATCAATATCCAATGTGATGTTATTATGAAGGTTTACTTTACCTTTATCGAATTCAACTTTTAATGGTTTATTCATTAAATCAGCCATTTGAGAAATTGCATTATTTCTTTTTAATTTCGTACCTGAGATTGTTTTAATTGCTTCGGCTATTGCTTCATAATCTTCACGACTACCAGTTAATCCGGCTTTAATTTTCTCTAGACTTGCACCAACTGTTTCAAGTGCAGGTGCATTTTTCCCCATTTTATTAATAACCATTGATAATCCAATTGCTGCTGGTAGTGTTATTGCAACAGCACCAAGACTAGCAGCAATTACAGCAAGTCCACCACCAATTTTAAGCATATCATCACCAGCACCTTTACTGGATTCAAACATTTCACCAAAACCTTTTGCCATAAATCCAACTCCAGCAGCAGCAACACCGATTCCAACACCAATTAATGTTACTGCTGCACCAAATGCCATTAATGGTCCTGCTGTAACACCCGCAGTTGTACCAACAACAGCTAATGCAATTGCAAATGGTATGAATGCTGCACCTAATGATAATATTACATTTGGTAATGCATCTATTCCTGTTTTATCTAATTTAGCCATTGCTTCAGCTAGTTTAGATATTCCAACAGCAGCAAGTCCAATTCCTGCACCTACTCCAACAGCAGCAGCACCAATTCCTGCACCAGCACCCATCATTGCTTTACCTGCACCAGCACGAGCAGCACCTTTACCTATTCCTATACGTTGACGTGCTAAACCACTTTTACCACTACCAGTTGCTTGAGCCATACGAGCATTACCAACAGCAGCTTTTCCACTATTCATGAACTTACCCATTCCACTACCCATGTAACGAGCTAATGTATGATTCATTAGAAGACTAGCTCCTTTCCATGCACCAGCAGCAGCAAGTAGAATTCCACCAGCTTTTATCCAACCACCAGTACTTCCGGCAATTTTACTAAACCCATCAGCTACTTTACTAAGTGGTACTAAAACCTTATTAATTGTTTTAAGCATTGGTAATAATGCTGCTTTCAGTGTTTCGATTGTTGCTTGAAATACTTCATTAAATGTCATAGCTTGTTTAGCACGTTCTTCTAAACTTTTTTGTTCTTTAACAAATGATTTTGCTTGTGTTTCTGTTAGTTGACTAATATATTTTGTGGTTTCACCTATTTTAACTTGAAATTTCCCCGTACTGGTTTCATAGATTGCAGCACCTTCAATTAATTTCTTTTGTTCATCACTAAGTCCCATTCCACGCATCTCGGTACGCATTTTTTGGATTTCAGCTTGTCTTTGAGCTATTTCAGTCAATGCACCAGCTTCCATTCCCAATGATTTTGCAACTTGAGCCAGTCTATCACGGTCAGCAGGACTTATAAATTTCTCAAACACTGTTTTACCAGCACTATCGGTTACTTTTCTAAAACTAACAACGCCTTTAGTCATGTCAGCGATTTTCTCAGTAAATTTTGCCGGGTCATTACGACTAAGGAATAACATTTCAAATGGGTCGGTTCTTGCGAATTCACCACCCATTACTTGTAGCTGTGCAGCTAAATCAATTGCACCATCAAGACTACGTGCAATATCGGCAGCATTAAGTGCTGAAGTGATATCGACTTTAAATTTTTCAGCATACATAGCCATCTCAGCCATACCTTTAGTACCCTGTTGGAAAGTATAGGTATTTAATCTCTTGAAATTATCATTTACTGATTTCAATACCTTTGTAGTATTAACACCCATTCTTTCTGAGGTATCCACAATACCTTGTACATATTCATTCGTTGCTCTGGCATCAATACCCATTATCTCGAATTGTGCACCAAGTCTTGTTGCTTCTTGAACACCAAGTCCAGTACCTTTACCGATTGCAATAATATCATTTACCATTTCGGCTGATAAAGCACGAGCACGACCAGTTTCATCGGCATAACCCTGCATTACAATTCCAATATCACCTATACTACCACCAAGTCTTGTAACATATCCGGCAGACTTTTCGAAAGCATCACGCATTGCCACGGCTTTTTGTCCCGACATACCTAAATTAAGAACTGTTGATTTGATTACCTTATCTTGGTCTTGAAGATATTTATATCCAATTTTTAATTGTCCAGCAAGTCCTTTAGCCAAATCAACAATAAGTTGTCTTTTCTTGAGTTGGTTTTCAAGTTGTTTATTAACTTCTTTCTGTTCTTTTTGAAGGTCTTTTTCTTTACCAATTAGAATGTTAATGTTTTTTACATTCTTAGTACTCCCACCTACTTGCTCATCAACTAACAGATTAATTTGTTTTTGATTGTTGAGAATTTCCTGACCAATTAAAGCACTCTTTCTTTCAGCATCAGATACGCCATTTAAAAGTTTAACCTGTCTTTCGTATTCGGCACTCCTTGCTTTTAAAATATCAATTTTTTCTGGTTTTGGGTCAGCCATAATAATTTCCGTGTTTAATATAAATACAAAAGACCAAGTTTTTTATTAGCTTGGTCTTAAGTTATTATTTGTGTCTGGCTTTATCGTGCATTTCTTCAATCGCTTCATTCTCTTTTTGTAAGAGATATAAGAAATGTCGTCTACGATAAATTGGTAGCTTTTCTATGTAATCAGCTTGAAAATCAGCGTGGTGAGTTAAAAGGAAAATCTCTTCGTCCACCATTTTTTTATATTCACCCGCTAGATGTTTGGGAAAAAAAAATCTATACCTACTGATAATTGAGCATTGAATTTAACTCCATCTTTGGTAGTGAATTCATATTCCATATCAACATCAGGACTAACATCAATTATTTTTCTTCGAATCGTTAGTGCATCAAGTGCAGGCATAACGTCAACAAACTTACTAATATAACTTCTATCAGTGTTTCCGTCAATACTAACAATATTTGATTTGAGTTTAAGTGTGTTGAACTCACTAAATTCCAAATTATATGCATCTTGTTGTGCTTCAGCTTGTTTAGTAAGCATTGTTTCTTCACCTGAAGTCAGTAGTCTAAACATTACGGTTTTCTTACGCATTGGAATTTCTATTGAGAATTGTCCATTACCATCTGGTTGTTCAGTTACTTTCTTATATTTTAACTTTAAAAGGTCAACTTTCTCAGGGAACAACACATTTGTCCTTGGATCAGGTACTTGAACATTATATTCTGGACCATAACTTGAACTACGAAGGAATAATATAATTGCGTTCCTATCACCAGCAAGTAATTGGTCGGGAGTAATCCCTTTGGTTTTCACTTTTCTAGCTAATAGAATATCCAAGACAGTACCGTTTTCAATTAAAGATGGTGTAGTTAGAAGGTCTTCATCTTTTGATGTCATATATTCAACATTAACTTCAGTAATTTTATTCTGATAAAATAATCCTTTTGATGGAAGTTTAACAATTTCATAACTCATCATTAAGTCCGGGTCAGTTTCTTGTGACATTGCGTCTTGATAGTTTTCCCGATTATATTGTGGTGGAGATGGTATTGCTTGAGGTGTTACCTCAGTAGGTGTAGTTTGTGGAATATTTGTTGGTGGTGGGACTGGTGTTTTATTAGTTCCATGTTGTTCTTTATATTTTCTTAATACTTCACCAATTGGTTCTCTCTCTGGTTGATTTTCCGGTAAATGTTGATTCTCGTCCATAATTATTATAAAATTTTATACTTTATTATTGTTTTTTGATAAATACTATGATTTTTATTTTAGACTCGGATTCAAGATTTTTAATTAAAGCTCGTATTATCATATATAAGCAAAGTTATTATTAAACAAATACTTTAGATAATATATGAAAAGAGATAGAGTTAAGGAAGAAAGGGAGTTTGAAGAATTGCTAACAGTTAATAGTAAGGAACAGATATTAAATATTAAAAGTATTGTTAATGAATTATTACCTAAAAATTTAAAGGTTGCAGCAAAGAATGATAGTCAAATTAATTTAATTAAATCGATAAAAAATAATGAAATAACTATTTGTGCTGGTCCGGGAGGGACTGGTAAAACTTTTGTGGCGATGGCAATTGCTTTGGGTTTATTAAAAAAATCAACAAATAGATATAAGAAGATTTATCTTGTTAAGTCAGTGAAAACGTTACAAGGTGAAGAAGTTGGTTTCCTGCCCGGTGATGTGAAAGAAAAGACTGACCCAATAATGTGGAGTTTCTATCTTAATATGGAAAAATTGTTGTTAGCATCTAGCATTAAGGCTTTAATTGAGAAAGATATTATTAGACCTGCACCACTTGCCTTTATAAGAGGTGCAAGTCTCGATGACTGTATAATTATTGCTGATGAAATGCAAAATGTTAGTTTGGATAATTCAAGAACTCTTTTAACACGTATTGGAAGTAACTCTAAACTTATATTACTTGGTGATATCAATCAAATCGACATGAAGAATAAGGACGAAAGCTCACTAGAGACGCTTTTGGGACTGTTTGAAGGTGTTTCTAACATGGGAGTTATCAAGATGTCAGATGAAGATACAAACATCAGAAATCCACTTATAAACACTATTGAAACCAAATATAAAACCTACATAGAAAAAAATAAACCTGTAAATGGTAAGAAACAAAGATTATTTGATTAATGGAAACTAAAATATTAGTGTTATATATTGGTGTTCAAGGTATTCGGGGTGAAGATATTCCTGATTTTGTTCGTAAAATAACAGAGAGGCTTGCTCCCTCATCAATAGAAGGTGAGATTATTGCAATTCCAACACAAAGTTCTGAAACAAGGATTGAATGTATTAATCCAAAATATGTCACAGATGCAGCCTTAATTAAAGAACATACTGAGATGATGAAAAAATTACAAGAAAATCTCCAAAATCAGTTGGAGCAGTTAAAAAAAGAAGATAATGAGTAAAAAAAGAGTAGGCATAGATATTAATGAGGTTTTGAGAGCCAGATGGTTACAAGCCGATAGATTCTATGCACAAGAATTCGGTGAAGAAGGTATTCCTGATGAGGAATATGTTTATGATATATGGAATGATTATGAGTGGAAAGATACCATAGAAGTTCTTAAAGAATTAAAAGAACCATCTGAAATATTGGAAAACATTAACCCCGTCCACTATCAAGTTGATAAGGATGGTAAAAGTGATGCCGATGCATTTTTATTTAAACCAGAAGAGAAACTTAAATTAAGTGCACGTCAGATGTATAATAGGTTTATGTATGAGGATTTTTTATTTGAAATTCATGGTGCTGCACCTAAACTTTATCCTCAGTTGGATTTGGATGTAAATAATTTCTTACTGAAATATGAAAATATTGTGGATTTCACGGTAATGTCAGTGGAGAATAAGTTTAGTATCCCACCAACACTATTTTTCTTAAGTAAGATTCAAGCAAGATTTAAAGATTATAAATTTGTTGATACCGCATTGGATATGTGGAAACATGTTGATGTGCTTATCACAACAAACCCTACAATATTAAAAGCTGGTGTGCCTTGGGGTAAGAAGTTGATTAAACTAAAACGTCCATATAATATTGATTTAATTACTGGTTCAATGGAAGCAATGCAAGTCGTTGACTTAATGGAAAATAAGAAATTTCAAAAAATAATTAAATATAAAAGCAAGTAAAATGAGTGAAGAACTACAAAAATCAGCAGAAGAAGCTGAATTAGAAAAGATTGAAAAGATTAAAACTAGTCTTGAGAAATTAACGAATAAGACATCTAATTTCTTATTTGTTATACCTGAATCACAAAGTCCTGTTGCAAGTGTATATGAATTATATTTTCATGCTACAGTTGTGAAAAATATGGGATACACAGTTAAAATAATGGTTGAAAAAGGCGATTACGAAGTACCGACATGGATTGAAAAAGAACTTACTGATCATGAGCACGTTTTTATGTCAGACCCTAAATTAACTGTTGGTCCTGAAGATATAATGGTTATTCCAGAAGTTTTCTCCAATATAATGGAACAAACTAAGAATCTACCATGTATGAGAATTGGTTTATTACAGTCTGTTGATTATATGATGAACTCACTTATTCCCGGTACTGATTGGAGAGGGTTTGGAATTGAAGATGTTATTACGACATCACAAACCCTTAAAGAATGGCTCGACCTATTCTACGCTGACTCTCAATTTGATGTGAAAACATATGAAATTGGAATTCCCGATTATTTCGAGAAATCGAAAGTTCCACAAAAACCAGTTATTTCGGTTATTGGTAGGAATGCAAATGAGATTTCTAAATTCGTAAAATTGTTTTATAATAAACATAAGGAATATAGTTGGGTGACATTTGACCCCATGGTGACAAAGAGCAAGCCACCGAAACCACTGAGACGAGTAGATTTCGCCAAGAGATTGCGTGAGAATTTTGCTGCTATTTGGGTAGATAGGATTTCGAGTTTTGGAACATTTCCACTTGAATGTATGAAATCAGGTACAATTCCAATTTGTTTGAAACCAGATATCATGCCAGAGTATATGATAGTTCGTGACGAGAACGGTAAAGCTGTTGAGGCAGTTGAAGGTGCTGGAGTTTGGACTGAGAATTATTATGACCTACCCGGACTTACTGGTGAAGTTCTTGTTAAGTTCTTAGATGACAATATCAACCCAGAACTTTATAACAAGATGAGTGAGGTTGCAGCAAAATATAATCAAACCGATAGTGAAGCTAGATTAGCTAATATCTATTCCGAACTCGCAAATAAGAGAATTGGATTATTTAATAAAGCACTTGCTGATGCAGCACCACAAGTCCAAACACCAATTATTGAAGAAAAATAATATTAAAATTAAATAGAATAAAAAATGAATTTATCAGTAATAATTCCAATACATGAATATAACGATGAGTTATCGTTATTGGTAACCCAAGCATTTGAGACAGTTGTTAAACAAGTAGAGATTACTACCCTCGACAAAGAGGGGAAAGTTGTTGTATTACCACGTCCTCAAGTCGTTTTGGTTTTCCCGTCAGACCTTAATGAAGCCATTGTAGGTTTCAAAGACTCAATGATTCGCAAGTATAGTACAAGTGGAATCACCGACCAAAGTTTTGTTATGATTCAAAACGATGGAGTAACCGATTATCAATCACAAGTAAATCTTGCTGTTGAAAACATAACTACCGATTATTTCTCGGTACTTGAATTTGATGATGAATATGGAAATTCATATTTTAGGAACGTACAGAAATATGTTGATGCTTTTCCTAAAATTGATGTGTTCTTAACTATGATGATTGAAGTTAATGAAAATAATGAAGGTATTAAACAAACAAATGAGACTGTTTGGGCACAACAATTTGTTGGGGGAAATGGTGAGATGGGCTATTTAAACGCCAACGCACTAAAACAATATACAGACTTTAAATTAAGTGGTGCAGTCATTAAGAAGTCGGAATTCCAAAATTTAGGGGGATATAAATCAAACATTAAATTGACCTTCATGTATGAATTTTTGCTTAGAGCATTAAATAATGCAGCAGTGGTTTTTAGTATACCTAAAATAGGTTATAAACATTTTGCAACACGTGAAGGTAGTTTATTTAATGATTATTTAACAACAATGCCCGTTGAAGAAAGAAAGTTCTGGTTCGAGACAGCGACAAAAGAATCGAATTTTATGAATGATAGACCAATTGACGCATCAAAATTTCAAAAAGTTGTGCAATAATAACTTGAAGTTTTGATTAAATATTAAATGGCAAAGAAAATACAAGGTTTACGATATTTTGAAGAACGAGAAGAAAAAGCAGTTATAGAGTATATTTTATCCGACTCATTAGAAGAAAAAAATAGAATCTATAACGAAATTCTTCTCAAACCTTTCAATATAATGAAAGAAACAATCCTAAGACGCTATCCCATTCATATTGGTAATTATGATATGAATGAGGTAGAGTCTAACGCTCTAGTACACTTGGTTGACCATATGGTGAAATACAGACCATTTATTATCGAACGTAAAGCTGATGATGCTGAGAAGTGGAATAGATTAGGTGAAGCACATAGATTTATTTATGAAGTCGATGCTGAAGTCGATTTATATAAATTGAGTGAACTTGATGATGATTACACATATAGAATGTTTGCTGCTAAAGCATATAGTTATTGTCAGACAATTATTAGAAATTATTATAAAGATCATAGTAAGAAAAGTTATACTGAAAAGAAAACTAATTTATGTTTTGATGATTTTGCTGATGAAATTAATGAAAGAAATGATCTCACTTACGAGATGGAGTTAGAAAATCAACATCAACTCGAAAAATTAATTAATAGTGTTGTAAAAAAAATTGATTTCAAAATCGATAATGACCCAAATATAAAGAAGAACGAAATCATTGTTGGTGATGCCATTGCAAACGTATTAAAAAATTGGCAGGTGTTATTTATGGAAGATAGTCCTGATGGAAAATATAATAAAAGAGTGACCAATAAGTTTGCTAAAAACAAGATTTTATTGTTTTTAAAAGAACAGACTGGTCTGAGTACTAAAGAAATACGTATTGGAATTAAACCATTTAAGGAGATATATTTCATCGAGAAGATTGATTACATGGAGGATTAATGAAAGAAGTTTATCAAACAGTAATAAACCCCGGACATGGCAATTGCATGCAAGCAGCGATTGCCAGTCTTTTTGATAAGGAATTGGATGAAGTTCCTAATTTCATTGAACATGATGGTTATTTTCAACCATTACATAAATTTCTTTATGAAAACGGTTATGATTATCAGGGAATGTTTCACAACAAAAAGTATAGTCAGCTATGTACTCCAACTCATTTTTGTTTTAATAATAAAAAATGGCATCGTCCTGCAATTATGACACCTAAAAAATTATATAAAGAACAAGGCGTGAATGGTTTGTTTTATGCCGGAGTATTATCACCGAAATTTTTTAAATGGAGTAGCCAATCAACACACGCTGTGTTAATTGATAAAGATTATAATATAGTTTTTGACCCTAATCCAGCATATAAGGAAATTCTGGAATATCCATTAACTGATATTTTAGGATATAATGGAATTATTGATGTATTTTTAATAAATCCAAAATAAATAGTATTTATATATGAAAAACAAGGATATTAAATAATGTGTGTTGGCTAATATATAATGTTGACTCATCACATGTTAATGATATAGTAAATTACAAAAAAAGAAAAATTTCATATAATGAGTAGACCAAAAAGAAAAAAGATAAATCTTAATGAAGAAAGCGTCAATAATCTCTTTCAAGAGATTTACAATGAGAACCATAACATAAAGGCACAAATCAGCAGATTATTCACTAAATGGGAAACCAGAATAAAAGAAGAGGGTAATATTGCTGCAATTGGTGACCAAGTTGTAAAACTTATCGCTGCCCAAGCAAAAAATCAAGACCAGAAAATTATGATTCTTCGTTATCTAAAAGAAGTTGTTTTTAATAAAGAGAATCATGGTGGAACGACAGTTGGTGGTGGAAGTAATCAGACTAAGGAAAGTACTGATGATGTTACTACTAACAGAAGAAATCAATTAATTGGTATTGTTGCTGATGAATTCGAGATTAAATTAACTGAACTGGAAAAAGACGATAAAAAGAAGAAGAAGAAGTAATGAGTTTGGCTGACAATAAGCGAAGTGTTTTTAACACTATTGGTGCTTATACCTCTCTAATGGAGCAAGGAGATGCTATAAGACAAACCGACTTATTCCCGTCAATTAATAATAAGGATGATATAGTACCATTCTTACTTGACGTGTTAAAGGTTGTTGCTGGTACTGAGGCATTAAAAGAAGCAATAGGTGGTATTTTCACTAAATTAATTGATGATGTTGAACCTAAAATGAAGGAAGCCTTAAAGAAACAATTTGTACAATCAAATGCTGACGACCCATTACCAAGTACTTTCGTAACAAATGGAATTACTGTTCCTGTTAAAACAATTGATGTTAATGGTATTTTTAAGAATGATCCTAGTTCAGAAACAGGGAATCTAATTTATGGTTCAGTAAGTAATTTCAATACTAAAGCACATGATGCAATATTAAATGCTAGTACTCCGATTACATTTAGTAATTTATCGATTGAATATCTTCAAACTAGTGATGAGTTCCAAATTAAACCTTCAGGAAGTATTCCTAATGTTGGACAGTATTTCAGTGATTATATTGATGATGTTGAACTTATAGATAAAAAATTAATAATTAGTGGTGTTATGGATGAAATCTATGGCACACTCACAAAAATACAAAACAAAACTGTTGAACAAGCACATGAAGAACTAGAAGTTGAAACATTATTACGACAAGTACTTAATGATGATGATTCATTTATAATCTTACCTCAAAAATATGATGAGATTCTAGCAAAAGCAAGGGAAAGTGTTGAAGGTGTTCTTAATTACGATATGGGTTGTGGTTTGATGCCAGCAGAACTTAGCATGGATGATTTCAGTAGGTTCGTGTCAACAATTTCAGGGTCAACCGACCCATTTATAGTTGGAAATCAATTTGAAGATACAATTAATCAAAGTACAAGTGGTAGTACTGAAACTCAGGAATTAACCGATGAAAACAAACAAACAATCAAGGACGGTTTCTTTCAAAAAATTATCGACATCTTTACTGTTAAATTATTAGGTGCAGTAACAACAGCACCACAAATACGAGTAATGTTTGGAATGATGAGTTCATTACAGAATGAAGGTGATGTGTTATTAGATAAAGCCACTAATGATATGGAAAATTTCAAGACCTGCATTAAATGTATGGCAAAGGAAATTATGAAATTAGTTGGTGAGTTTATATTTGCCTTAGCAATTGGTTATCTAATTAAATTATTAAAACCAGTAATTAAGAAAGTTATTAAAGAAAAAATAGTTCAACATAGTGAGATTATTGTAAGTCTCATAACTGCATTGGATAGAATCAAAGGAGTATTAACATAAAATAAATAATATCATGATAGTAGACCAAAAAGTAAATAAACAATATAGTGGCGTTTATTTAATCGATGGATGTGTCGATGGACCCCAACTCGCAACAACATCAAAACCTAATGGTTTTAAAAGATTCGTAACTAAATTAGTTGTTGGGTGGGTATGGGTTAGCATTGAGAAATTAAAAATTAAGCAAGAAGAACTTAAACTATTGAAGGTCGAATTAAAGTCATATCAAGAAGGATAGGAATTAATTCTGAAGTTTTAAAATAAATTAATATGGCAATAGATTTTAGTAATATTGACGCAATTGTAGGGGGATTCACTAAAGTATTGAATCTATCATCGATTGGCGGTCCACCGCCAGTACCGTCACCGCTTATTTTAATTGGTGTACCTTTACGTGCTGGCTTGTCACCTACCAAGATAGCATCAAATATTATTGCAAGAAAATCAGAAGCTGGATTACCTGTGGGTGCATTACCATCTGGACAACTTAGTTCAGATGAGATAATGGAGAGAATCAGAATTGAGGAAATAGTTAAAGCACTTCAACAAGATGCGATTATCTCAGTATCAATCCCACCGGGAATCACATTAACGGCAGCAGGAATCTCCCCAACAGGTCCAGTTACGGTGTTCGGTTCCACTATAACATTAAGTAAAGGATATGGAGTAATACAATAATGGAAAACCTAACTAAACTAACACCAACGGAATTGCTGGTAAAGGGCAATCAAATTAAAGCAAAACACGATGCTTTAAAAGATGAAATCATTGCCTGTACTTATGAAATTGAAAGGCTTCAAAACGAAATAAATGAGAAAGCATTAATATTACAAGGTCTTGAAGAAAATTATGTAAAAATTGTCGAAATAATGGAGAATTAAAATGGCATTTGAAAAACCATACTTACAAACAACGATAAGTAATAAACAGATTCACACTGGTATCGTTCGAAAAAGAACAATATTTTATGGTGAAGTTATAAGTATTGAAGACGAAACCGATGGTGGTAGGATTAAAGTTAGAATTCCAGAACTCGATAACCGAGTTGATGATATCGAGTTGCCTTGGTGTTATCCCGAACTTCCGAAATTCTTTCATGTTTACCCACAAGTAACTGAAATTGTTAGGGTTAGTCTTGAAGACCGTAAATTCCCTGAAAGAAGTAGGTTTTGGATGGGTAGTATTATCTCACAACCACAAAAAATTGGTTTCGACTCCAAATACACGGCACTTTCAACAACAAATCTTGGACTTACTCTACCAGCTAAAGCACCAAGTACATATCCTGATGCTGATGGTGTTTACCCAACTAAAGAAGATATTGCAATTGTTGGAAAGGTTAATACTGATGTGATTTTAAGGGTTAATGAGGTTCACCTTAGAGCAGGTAAACATGAGAATAATGATGTGTTGAAACTCAATACAACTAATCCTGCACAAATTAGCATGGTTTATGAACCAAAACCGGATACAGGTACACCCGGAAGACCGTCTCTTGGTATTACTACAAGTGTAAGTAATGAACAATATTATAGTAACACCATTATAATGAGTGATAAACTTGCGTTAATAACTCATAGTGGTAATCCTAAATTTAAATCAGCAAGACTTACTCCTGAAGATAGAGAAAGAATATTTGAAGAAGGTCATCCTATGGCACGTGCTGATATTATTGTTGAAGCTCTTGAAGTAATTAGACAGGCATTAATTGGTCATGTTCATGGTTATTCTGGGATAGAAGCCGATAAGAATGCTATACTTAAGAAGTTAGAAGAACTACAATTTGAGCAAATAATGCAAAATGATATTGTAATTAATTAATTTGTTGTATATTTGCTCTCTATGAAGATTGAGATACCCAATAAACTTTTCACGACCTTTAATGAAGTCAGATATTTTGATGAACCACATAAATATTATTTAGATGGTCAGGAATTGCTTTCAGTCACCACATTACTTCACAGATATCAAGAAGAATTCAATGAAAAGTATTGGTCTGAAATCAAAGCCACCGAATATTCTATTACACCAAAAGAAGTTCTAAGGGCATGGAAGTTCATTAATAAAAAAGGAACAATTAAGGGTTCGGCAATTCACGATTATGCTGAGATGTTATTCCTGAATAAAGTTTTTAAATACCCAATTCATACGATTCTCGATGAATTCGGATTCGACCCCGTAATCGAAGAATATAATATCACGAAAAAACATGTCCATCGGTTCTATGATGATGTGCGAGGCAAATTAATCCCGGTTCGAACCGAAATGATTTTATATGATAGAGAATCATTAATTGGAGGCATGCTTGATATCCTATTCTTCAACATCAAAACAGGTGAATTCCAAATCTGGGACCATAAAACAAATAAAGAACTAACATTAAAAACTGAAAGACGATTAAAGGATGAATTATACATATTAGATGATTCTGATTTAACAATATATTCCTTACAATTAGGTATGTATAAACATATTATCGAAAAGAATACTGGAATTAAATTAGGTAAATCGTATATTGTTTGGTATAGTCATAACAATTCTAATTATGAAATTATCGAAACAAAAGACTATTCTTATCTCATTAATATCATTATGAATAAAAGAATTAAAGAACTAGCAGCATGACAGATGATAAAATACTAAACATTCATAATAAATTTTAAATTTCCACAATCATAAATTTTAAAATATCCTCTTTCATTCATAATTTGATGTTCGGTTTTGTCAGGGTTATATCCTTCTTTAATTAAGATATCTTTCCTAAATTTAAATCGATAATGTCTCTTCATGTCACCACATTTATAATAATAATAGTTGGGTCTCGTGTTATCAATGAATTCAAAACCAAGTTTTTCATATAATCCACCATTTGAATATCTTCTATCGGCAAAGGTCAAAATCGATTTGGGATTATATGTTTTAATAAAATAATTAAGCATTTTACTTGCACCTCCAATGACTACAGTATTGAGTTTATTACAAAATCTTAACATTTCGTATTCATTATCAATAATTAATTTATTTCCCATTGATAATCTCTTTTTTCCAAAAGTCATTATAGAAACCAATTCATCATTATAATATAATCCGATTTTAACATTAGAACCTACAAATCCTTGAATATGATTGGTTTCAAGAAAATTTCTAATTAATTTATTGTCATTAATTTCCCTAATTTGACATTTACGAGCATAAATTCTGTATTCAATAATACCAAGTTTAGATTTTATAATCGATTTAACTATTTGTGGTTTGTTTAAAATTTCATCTTCAAATACTTGAAGTAATTGAATACCTTGTTTCTGACATAAAATTGTTTTATTTAAATGATAATATTTATCTTTATAAATCTCAGAATGCCAATATAAACCATTTACCTCAATACCTAATTTATATGAAGGGAAATATATATCAATTTCTTTCTTTATTTCAGTCCTATTATTAAATTCATAATCAATATCATGTAAATCTTCAACCAATATTTTTGGTAATGTTTCATATGATTTTTTTGGGTTACAATTAAGACAAATAGGTTTATCATATGTGAATCTTGAATTCAATAAATTTGCATTAATATTGAACGTTTCATTACATTTAAGACACATAAAATGAAAATCACCATTTTCATGTTTAATGAATCGATATTTATCTTTAAGTTTATTAATTACACGATTAACATTCTTTTCATCACCAATATAAACATTATTCTTAAATTTATTTCGGATTCTATCAATTTTCATTGGATTATTAACACCATGATTTTTATTAAAATTATCCCTGTATCTTTCCTTTATTTCATTAGATTTCATCGGATTATCAACCCCATAATTTATTTGAAGTGTTTTTCTTTTCTTTTCCTTTACAGTAGTAAGTTGATTATGACTATGAACACCATATTTTTTTATGGTTGTTTTTAATATTTTTTCCTTATGTTCTTTTGATTTATTTAAACAATTAATACTACAATGATTATTATATCCTCTTTGTAATGTACCTTTAAATTTAACCAATTCACCACATTGGGGGCATTTAGGGGTTTCATTTAATTCGTGAATAAAAAGATAAATTTTTTCAATAAATGGAATGTCCTGATTTGTATTTGAAATAATAATATTATATAAATCAGGATTATTTTTCCTCAACCAAATTTCCTTTGTTTTATGTCCTGATTTGTTATTATTTAAAAAAAAATCACCGTATTTCATAACACAAAGATATAAAAAAACCACGTACATAATACGTGGTTTTGTAAGTAATCTTAAGTACTTGATTACAAGTTAAGTATGCACCGCCATGGTTGGAGTTCCAAAGTTATATTAGTTAATTCATCGCTAGAATAATCATTCTCACCGAAATCGATTGATGTAATCATACACTGTTCCAAGAACCACTTTTCTACTTCAACACCTGTTGGGTCTAAAGACTTCAAAGTGATGTCCTTCTTATAACCTGCTGCATAACCCATACGACCAGTAAGTGATTCTGCATGCAAACGAACCCACTCCATAAGTTGTTGAGAAGTAGATGGACCAATTGGGTCAAGGAATGTCACTGACATTGGGTCCCAAGTATATCTACCTGCAACATAGTTTTGTTCGTTCATATATTGAATAGGAACACTATTAATTTTCATCGAAGGTCTCTTAAACTTCTGAGTTTTCCAAACCTGAACGCCTAGTGAATCATCGAATACTGCAAAAAATCTATTAACTCTTTTTGGTTCGTATTCGAACGGCATCGTTCTTATCATTGTTTCTTCTGCTGCCATTTTATTTAAATATTAATTTTCTGCTTATTTTTGTACGTTTATAATAAATACTCAAGTATTTGGAAATAATGCAGACTTAAAACAACTAATATTATTTAGGTAGTATTCCGGTCCTCAGATACCATCTTAATCCAGACTTTGAAAGTTTTGCGAGTTGTGCTTTAGATGGTTTAATTATAGTTAATTGCTGAACTTCATCCACTTTTGGTTCTTTCTTTTCTTCCCAATTTTCAGAAATAGCATCACCAGCAAATAATTCTGGATGGTCTACTAAATCTGGTGGTAGTTGAGTTTCAACTTCATCAATCTCTTTCATTTCATCAACGATATCGATATCATGTAATTCTTCCATTTTTGCAATAGGATCACCATCAATTACGATTTTAACCTGTGGTTCTTCAATTGGTGTCTTCGCTACTTCTTTCTTTAATTGTTCAACATTTATATTTTGATTTAATTCTTTTTTCTTTCTTCTCATAATCTTTTGATTTATATTGTGTTATTTCCCATAAATACTAAAAAAAAGAAAACCCGCTAAATTAGCGGGTTTTCCAAATTTTAAATGATGTTAAATTTTAATATATTTAATATTACCACAATCATATATCCTTGGAATTTTTCTTTCTTGCATTATTTGATGTTCAGTTTTATTTGGGTCATAACCTTCCTTAACTAAAATATCTTTTCTAAACGAAAACCTATGTTTTCTTTTCTTTCCAACAACATACCAATAATTTGGTTGAGTAGTTTTATCTAAAACAAATCCCAATACCCCATAAAGATTTCCATTACTATATCTTTTATTGGCAAAAGTTATTATTTTATTCGGTTGATGTTTTAAATTAAAATGTTTCAATAATTTTGATGCTCCTCCAATTACAATTGTATTAATTTTATTACAAAATCTCAATAATTCAAATTCCCCAATATTTTTATTTTTATTACCTAAAACATTTCTTAATTTACCAAAAGTCATTAATGCAACAAGTTCATCATTATAATATAAACCAATTTTTATTAATGAATTAACATTTCCCTGTATATGATTTTCATTTAAAAATTTTGAAGATGTTTTAGGGTCAACTTCTTTAATTTCACATTTACGAGCATAAATTTTATTATTTATTAAACCCAATTTATTACTAATCATCGACTCAATAATATCATACTTTTCAAGTAATTCATCCTCAAAAAAATGAAATAATTGTATATTTTTTTCTAAACATTTATTAGTTTTATCAATATGATAACTCTTATTAAGATAATATTCGGAATGCCAATACAGTCCATTTATCTCAATAGCCGTGCTATGTGATGGGATATTAATATCAAGTTCACCTGAGATTGTTTTTCTATCATTTGGAATATAATTAATATTGTTAGTTGTTAAAAAATTACATATTTTACGTTCAAACGTGGTTCTTGGCGAACCAAGTGGTTGTATTATTGTTGATAATTCAACACCATGATTTAATCTATTCACCAATAATTTCCTATTTTCATTAAAAATATGACCATCAGGATGAGAAACTTTCAAGTTTTTACCATCAAATTCTAAAATATCATATCCTAGTTTAGAAAATCTGGATGTTAGTTTTTTCTCTCTATTTTTTGCTAATTTTTGAAGGGCAGGTTTCACTATATCAGAACCTCTTTCATGATATGCGGCTTTCGATTTTTTAGATGCTAATAATCTTTTTTCTTTAATTTGAAATGTATAATCAACACCATATTTTTTTTGTACGGCTTCTTTTGACTTATCAATTCTTTTTTTTATATTCACCGGATTACTCTGCCATTTTATTAAACATTCACTAGTACAAAAATTTTTCTTTCGTTTCTTTCTCTCAATAAATATATTACCACACTCTAAACAAGTTTTTTTCTCAACAGCATTTTTATTTTTTTGTAAACCAGAACATTTATATGAACAAAATTTTTTATTTTCCTTTTTCTTCGAAATGAAGGGCATTCCACAACATTCACAATTTTTTTCAATATAAAATTTTTTATTGTTCTCAAACCTATCTTTTTTTTGACACTCTTTAGAACAGAAAATTTTTTCTTTACCTAGATTAACCTCAAAGGGATTACCACATAATTTACATTCTAATTTAACAATTCTCGCCATTTTAATGAAATTTACATTTAACCAACTAATTCAATAATGCAAATATAAGTGAATTAATAAAAAAAAAGCCATTAATAAATTATTAATGGCTTTTAAATTTCAAAACATCACATTATGCACCAACATCGGCAAAACTTGCACCTGAAGGAGTAATTGTAAATGTTACGCCTATAAATTCAAGACTACGTGTTGGCTTCAAGAAGATTTCACCGTATAATTCGTTTCTGTCACGAGATTCGGGAGTATTATTACTGTTATCCATTTTAACTCTGAAGTCAGTTAATCCTCTTTCTCTCTTAATACTATCAAGGATTGGATTTACTTTATTCAGAAACTGGTCAATAACTGCTTGATCATTCTGGTCAAATAATAGTCTTACTGAAATATTTGCGATAAGAACTTTAATTTGAAGTAATAATCTACGAACATTTATTCTATCAAGAGCACTCTCTCTAACCTGTAATGTTTTTTGTCCGAAGATTGCAGTACCTGCATCTGCGAAGTCAGCCATTGGGTTAATTCTACCTGCGTAGATATTATCACGAGCTTCAAGACTCAACTTATACATAGATTTCCTTGCATTAGTTACACCACGCTGGAGACCAGCAGGAGCGAACCAAGGGAATTTTGTGTTATCAGTAAAAGCCATTGCTTTAACAACCTCACCTGTTGGTGGGATATAAACATTCATATTATTTTGTGAGTCACGCATTTGAATCCAAGGGAAGTAAGTACAAGCATAACTTGAATCAATTTCAGTGTCATCTAATAATCTAACAATTTCTTCTGAAACAGTAACATCTTCTTTCCCACTTCCACCAACTGTTGGAGAAATTGAACCAGCTAATTCGGGAGAATCGATAACATATAATGTATCGGTTCTTTGCACTTCAATCATATCAATTGTATTTTGAATTAACAGAGTTTGTGACATCCATTCAATACCCGGAGTTGCGAAAAGGTTAATTGTAACATTCTCTGGGTTTGCAAAAGTATCGATTGCCATTTCCCATGATTGGAAGTCATTTGTTGGAACAACCAATGGTTGACCCGGATAACCTGATTTTCTTCCACCTTGACGATAATCGTCACCATAAGAACGAATTCTTCTATTCACATCCCAACCATCAAAACCACCAGCAGGAACAAGTGTAAATTTACGTGTATTAAGTTCATAATATGGATTTGTTGCGTCATCAGTATCTGCATATGTTCTGAATTGACCTTCACCAACTTCAAACTCACCATTTGTATAACCTGTTCCGGTAGCACCACTGTCCATATGAAATCCTTTTGATTTTGTAAAACCTGTTGCTGCTTGACCACTATAGAAGTTATTAAAATCAAACATGTCTTGGTTAATACCATCACCAGTATAACCAAGTTCAGATACACCTAAATAGGTTTTAGTAACCTTATCAGTATCAGCATATTCTGTCTTATAGAACATTTTTGGTGCAATACCAGTTGTTGTACCAGTAATTACATCATCAGTATAATTGTTAAACATATAACCTTCGAAACCAGCAGGGAACACATCATCAGGGAACTCATCATCTAATTCAACCATAATGTAGTCACTTAGAAGCGAATATTCACCATCACTTGTACCAATTCTTTGTCCAATGAAATTAGTAGCACCCTTTACCATTGTACACTTTGAGAATGTTTCTAAAATTGATGGTGCAGCATCAGTATCGGAGAAACTACGAACGAATATATCGAATTCACCAGTATAAGGCTTAATGTTTCCAATTGTTACTTTAATTTCTTCGTTAGCACTATTACCATCAGAAATACTAATAAGTTTAAATAATCTATCAACGCTATTACCCTTTAATTGAGATACAACCCAAGGAGTTTCAGGAGTTTGGAATCCAACTTCATAATCACCAAAATATTGGTCACCAACTGGTGAATCTACCATTTCAGTTTTAATCCCATAAGCACTACCATCTTCATCAAGTTTTTTAATGAGGTCTGGATAAATCGCTTGAACCCAAATCATTGTTGATTTATCTTTTGGTAGATAACCAATTACATTTGGTAGGTAATTACTATCATTAGCATTTAATGATGCACTATATGTTGCAGTATCACCACTATAAACTGAACCAGTATCAGCGTTTGTTGTAGTTAAAGTAAAACTACCGTAAACATCACCAACACCAGTTAATGTGGTATTTAAGCTAATGGTAAGGTCAGTTGTTTGAAAATCAGTAACTGGAACACCATCAAGAGCGGTGTCTGAATCACCACGGCTTCTAATAACAGCAAGCACCATGTTTTCAAGTTCAGTTTGTGATTTTCCACTATATGTTGTCGTAACACCAGTTACTGTACCTGTACCACCTGTACCACCAGTATATGTTGTACATTCAAAAACCTTAATAATGTTCTCAAAAGTACCTAATACTGTATTTTTTTCCCAACCACTTTCATAAGTTCCAGTAACACCAGCACCACTAATTCCCACACCCAAAAATTCATTTCCTGTGAAACCAGTAGTGAAATCAGTAGTTGAAGTAATACCAGTACTTCCTGTACTTGTATCAACACCTGCTTCTAATATGATATTCCATGATGGTCCAGCTTGATATCCACTGAGTCCAAGAACTCTGGTCACATATAATTGCTGTGCTTCCTCAAGGAATGCATTTGCAACATACGGTAATTGATATTGAAGATTTCCCTCTGGAAATCTTTTAGTGCTTTGAGCACCAAATCTGTCAGCGAATTGGGTCTGGTCTTGAATAAAGACTGCTTCGAAAGCTGGTCCTTTTTGAGTTTCACCAGCAACACCCAATGTTGTTATTCCTACATTTCTTGTTACGTAGGTGAGGTCACGTTCTTTAAATTTTACTCCCGGTGAGGTAAATACAAAATCTGTCATGTTAATTATTTTTAAATTTTTATTATTTTTTTCATTTAAAAGATTATTAAATCCTTTTCAATAAATACTGAAAAATAATCGAAAGGGTGTTTTCAATGAATATTAATGAGAGTGACGCTTACCCCAATAATTCAACATTTCCTAATTTTTGGTCTCTTTTCTTCCATATTTTCAAAAATTTTAGTTTTTTTGTATCTTTTCATTCACTTTTCATAATTTAAATAAAAGTATTTTATTTAAATTATCCTTTATTTAAATTATCCTTTATTTTTAAAGATAAAGTATTTATATTTGTATTGATATTATTAAAATGAAAAATGAAATTCTAAAAATAGTAAAAAGTGGTGATGGTTATAATAAGAGAAGATTAACTGAATCATTTTTTAAAAAAAATCACATTAAGTTATATCGAAATATATTAAGTAAATCAATTAAATCTAATGTGTCATTTAATGTGATGTTATATCTAATTATTAATAATATGCTTGAACCACCTGTTTGTGTTATGTGTGGTAAACCAGTCCGGTATAAAAAATTCAGTGAGGGGTTTTCGAAATATTGTTCAATGACATGTATTGGAAAAGATAAGAGTGTTCAGGAAAAAAGAGAGAACACATCATTAAAATCAATTGGTGTAAAGTATACTCTCCAATCTAAAAGTAAAAGAGATGAAATTAGAGAAACCTGTTTAGCTAAATATGGTGTTGAGCATCCACAGCAACTCGATAGTGTAAAAAATAAAACAAAAGAAACTAATTTAGTTAAATATGGTGTTGAGCATCATTTAAAACTCCAAACACAACTAGAAAAACGAAATGAAACATGTTTAATTAAATATGGTGTTAAGAACCCAATGCAATACTCCAAAACCATTGAAAAGAGTAAACGAACAAAAAAAGAGAGGTATGGTGATGAAAATTATATTAATGAACCTAAACAAAGAGAAACAAATTTAAAAAGATATGGTGTTGAGTATACCTTTAATGATAATTATGTTAAAAGGAAAATAAAAGAAACCAATAAATTAAGATATGGTACAGTAATACCTTCCCAAAATAATATAATTAAAGAAAAAATAAGAACGAGTAATTTAAAAACAAAAAGGAAATCAACAAAAAAATATTGGTCGGGAAAATTGGGTATTACATTAAATGATATTACCTTCAATGACGATAATGAAATTATCATAACAAATTTTTGTGAAAAACATCCCACTTTTACAATGAATAAATCATTACTGAAAAATCGTTTACGTTATGGAATTGAAAATATTTGTACTCACTGCAACCCAATTTCAGAACATTCATCTATTAAGGAAAATGAAGTTCGTGATTTCATTAATTATGAGCTAAATATTGAAACAAAAAAAATAAGAATTAATAATAAGGAACTTGATATCTATATTCAAGAAAACAAATTTGCAATTGAATTTGATGGTTTATATTGGCATTCAGAAATATATAAGGACGAAAAATACCACTTAAATAAAACCGAATTGTGTGAAGAACAAAGTATTCAACTACTTCATGTCTTCGAGGATGAATGGGTATATAAGAAAGAAATCGTTAAGTCAATTATTAAAAGTAAGTTAGGAATTATTGAGAATAAAATATATGGTCGTAAAACCGAGGTCAAAGAAATTAATGATAATAAAATAATTAGAGAATTCCTAGAAACTA